CTTTACAAAACTCAACAGTTTCTTTTCCCCATTTCCCTTTTGGGTTATAAGATCCAACTTCTTTATCTGATTCAACTACATTAGTTTCTCCTCTTTTAGTATTGATAATTTCCTTTACTCTTTTATCAAGCATTTCTTCCATCTTGATATTAACAAGTTCAGAAAACGCTTTACTGTCTACTTCTTCATCTTCTTCTTCATCTTCTTCTTCCTCTTCATCCTCTAATTCCTCGTCTTCTAATTCTTCTTCCTCTTCTAATTCCTCTTCTCTTGGTTTTTTCTTTAATTTTTTCTCTTTGTCCATACAATTTTAATTACTTCTAATCCTTTGCTTTTGTTTTAAAAGCTTTCGGATTGCTTTATTATATGCTTTTATTACCCCTTTTGGAGATAATTCTTCCTTTCGCCTAACTTGGCTTTCGGTCACGACCTTGTTATTATCTTTATGATAAAAATTATTTTTAAACTTTTCACTTAACATAACTTCGCCTATTTTTTCTTTATCTTTAAATGCGTATAGTTTATTTTCCTTATAATCAAAATCTAAGTGAATATTATTATTTAAAACTTCTTTCGGCTCTTCTTTTATTTCTTTTTCTTCAGGTTTTTCAGTATTTTCAGAAACAGCTTCTTTAACCTCAATTTTATTTTCTTTAATCTCGGCAAACTTAACCCCCTTTTCTTTTTCTACTTCATCTAATTTGTCTAAAGCAGAAATATCTAATCCTTTTTCCTTTGCTAATGCTTGTGCGTTAGCCGGGACAGGAACTAAAGATATTTCCAATAATTCATTGTTCTGTAAAACTATCCCTGTTTTATCTTCCTTAGTTTCTCCTACACTAAACCCTACGCTTACTGCTCTCATAAACTTATTTTTATAAAGATTGTAGAGTGTTTTTATTAAATCTCCATAAACACCTATGCCTTCTTCAATCGCAAACTTAATTTTCCCAACTAAGTTGTTTTTCTCATCTAATCCTACCTTGGTAGCATTTCCAACTACTATATTGTGATTATCGTGAGCAAATAAAATAACTGGGTTTTTCTTAAAGTTTTTTAAATCCCAAGTTTCTTGGTCTATCCTTTCTCCCATCCTATCTGTTTTACCAGTAGAAAAGGTAAACTCTAATTCTTTATTTTCTTCATCGGCCTTTGTTAGTATGGCCTCAAAGTTTCTTTTTTCTATTTTCATAATTAAAAGTTAAATTATTTATTATATTATTTAATCTCAATATGGGGAGCTATACAGCATCGGCAATTTATTTCATTTGGCTCATCTAATAAGTTTCCGCCGACATTAAACGGCTCATTAAGTTTTCTTTTCTGCCCGTCAGCAGCAGCGTGTTCTGGTCTAACCCTGTCATCCATTGTTGCTATCCACTCTTTCATTTCAACAACATCACTTTGTTTATATGTTTCTAATGTGGAGTAATTCATAATAGCAGCAGTTTCAGTTCTTGCTATTCTCATTGCCTCTGCGTCTTTTCTTATTTTAAAAGTTTCTTTTACTCTATCTTTAATTTGATCTATTGTTTCTCCTTCTAATAATGCTTTATCTAATTGCCTTATTAGTTTTTTCCGGGTAGTTTCGTTTATTAAGGAAGCACTAATTTTAGACCTATTGTTAATCCAATGTTTTATTTCTCCCGTTAATACATATCTTCTTTTCTTTGTTAGTTTAGCCATTTCAACTTTTCCTGTAATCTTTGAAACCTTTTCTCCACTAAAAGTTAATATCCCTGTTAATTCTTCTACTTCTTTATCCCACTCAAAGTCGTCTAATTGCTTTTTAATATAATTTTTTCTTGCTTTTAATGTTTTATATGATTTTTTAAATGTTCCTAATATCTTTTTCTCTTGCTTATTAAAATAAGTTTCTAATTCTTTTTTAATTATAACTTTGTTTTTATTTAAATCTGCTATATAAGATTTCCATATTTTTTCTCTTCTCTCTTCTATCTCTTTTCTTTTCTTTGCGCTTAATTGTTTTTCTTTCTTTTTCTTTTCTTTCATTTCCTTTTCTACTTGTATCATTAATTTTTCCTTTCTAAAGCGATTATATAAATCTTTTCTACCATTAAAAACTTCTTCGTATCCTTGAATCTCTTTTCCTATAGGAACTCCAAGTAATACTGTTTTCTTTTTAGGTATAAAGCCACTTAAATTGATTATATCAAGTTTCTTATCAACTAATGGTTGATCCCCGTTAATTATTTGTGGCAATCCTTCTCTTTCTCTAATTTCATTTTGAGTTAACCATCCATAGTTTGATCCATTTTCATATTCTTTTAATACCTGTTCTCTATCTTCTGGTGAAGGATCTTCACAATCTAAAATTAAGTCATCTCCAAAATAAGGAGTTAAGAATTGATTTAATGTTTCAACTAAAGATTCCATTTTAGGTTTAATTGTTTCAGACAAGAAAATCCTTATTGCTGTTTCAGCATTAGCCCTATTAACATCATCGGTAATTGATATAATTGGTTTAGGAACTCCAAAAATAGTTAAAATATCATCCCGGGTTAATTTAAGTCCATTAAGATAATCCATATCTTTTTGATTTACTGCTATTTGTTCAAATCCTAATCCCCCGTATAAAACTGCTGTCTTACTATTTTTTCCTACACCTTTATAATTCTTGTCCCACTCGTCTTTCATTTCTTGTATTCTCTCTTTACTTAAATGTTGTTCTGTTTTTAAAACACTATCAGGTCTGGCATTATTTAAAAAGAAATCTCTATTAAATCTTGTGGCAAACTCTTCCGTATCAATTCTATTTTGCGCTGGCCTAATTGGGGTTTGTCCTGTTCTGTCAATAAACTCTTTTATTGGAGATGGTTGAGCAAAATGGATAATCTCTTCCGGATCAAACCTATAAGTTTTATATTTTGCTCCGGGTATTTCATAAATAAACTCTTTAATATAATTTCTTTCGTCAGGGATAACCTTTACCCAATCAGGTCTTAAATGCCATAACTCTTTTACTGATCCACCTACTATAATTTTTCTTAAATAAGCATCTCCGGTTAGTTCTTCGTTGATTTGTTTTAATTGAAATACTTTATTTTTTGTTTGATGTCCATTAGGATTATTAAGTAGGTTCAAATAAGGATGATAATTTATTTGTTCTAAATCTCCTTTTATATTTTTAACCCTATATAAAATAAAGTTTATGTTTCCTATCTTCTCTGCTATTTTTTTAACACAGGCAAAAACATAAACCGATCTATCATAAGTTCCAAGATATTTTGATTCAGACCACTCTCCTTGTGAGAATCGTGGCAACATTAAAACACTTGATAATCCTTTCTCTCTAAAATTACTTAATACTTTTTGAACTATATTCATATTTAATTTTTAAAAATAAAAGGTAAAGCAACAGTTTTTGTGTTCTTTACCTATTTTTATTGAAATTAGTGTTTTTTTGTCCTTTTTTTTAGTTTTCGTCCTATATTATAGCATATTTTTAATGTTTTGTCAATATCTCTCTTTTATCTTTATAATAATTTTTTCTATATTGACTATATTTGTTTTCCCTTTTATTGTAATAACTTTTTAATTTATTTCTATTAAGGTAGTAATATCTTTTATAATAGTCCCTGTTTTTTTCATCCCAGTATCTTTTGCGACAATTAGAGCAACAATAGATTTGTCTTTTAGTTGTTTCTTCAAAATAGTTTCCACATCTTTTACATAGCTTCATAATTATAATTCATTTTAGGAGATTGATAAGTTCCATTACTAAAATCATAAAGCCAATTTTTAGTTCCCTCCGGCGTTAATACTTTTCCATTATCTTCTATGTGATTACACCAAACACTCCAATCTATTAATGTTTTCCATCCATTTTGTTTTATGTCATACCAAGTCATAACATCTGGTCCACACCAACCTTCTAATAAATATCTTAATTCTATTTGTTTAATTGCTTTTTGTCTAAATGCCCAGCAATAATAACCACCACCATCTATTTCTTCTATTCCTTTTTCTTTCGCCCTTAACCCTATTTTTGTTTTTAGTTTTCCTTTTTTACAGAAGTTTAGTTTCCAAGATCCACAGCATCCATTGCCACCGGCTTTTCTCATCGCTTCTACTCCCTGAATACAACCGATCTCTTCATTTTTTTTAATTCTCCTATAAAGTTTTCTAAAAGCATCTCTTGGAATAATAGTATCATCTTCAACCATAAAAACTATATCACTAAAATCTGTATGTATTATTATTTCTTTGAGATTATTTATTATCCTGTCCCACTTATATTTATAATCTTCAATTCTTTTTACATCAATCGGATCTGTATTTGTAATCATTATTTCTTTTGAAAACCACCTATCCTTTTGTAGCGACAACCATTTTTCGCAATAATCAATTATACTTCTGTCTGTTGTATCTAAATAAAGTAATAAAAACAAATCCTTTCTTGGTACAATGGCGTCATCTATTGCCTTTAGACATTTTTCTAAAGGATATTTTCTACTTATTACTACTACAAAACTATCTATTTTCATTTTAATTTTTATTATTTTCAATTTGCTTAATCCCTTTAAATCTATCCTTCCATTTTATTAAAGGATTACCAAAATCTGATTTATTGTGTATTGCTTTTCCTTTTCTTTTCTCCCATTTTTTTCTAAACTTTGGGTATTTATTTTTCCACCTATGGTTTATATAATAGTGAAATTGCCTTGCCATAATGCTTTATCCAACCTACTGTTTCAACCTTAAAATCTTTTGGGAGTATTGGTTGACAATCAAAAAACTTAATTCTTTTGTCAGCTCTATATAATCTTAATACTGTTCTATAATCTATTCCCATCCATTGTCTTTCTAAAAAGTGTTTGTCTTTATCTTCTTCTGTTATGTAGAAGTCAAATAATTTCATCCTATAAGCATCTGCCTTAAAATCTATTCCTT